TGTAACTTTGTAACTTTGTAACTTTGTAACTTTGTAACTTTGTAACTTTGTAACTTTGTAACTTTGTAACTTTGTAACTTTGTAACTTTGTAACTTTGTAACTTAAATTAAATAATATTGTAATAATTATTTAATTTAAATTAAAAATTCCATTGATAATACGCCATTTTCTATAGTTAAGATATTATAAGATATGGCAAAAACATGGATTTTTATTTCTGGATTGTTTTGTATTAACTTTAAAGCTAATGTAACGTCATTAAATCTAGATAAATTTAACGAACCTGTTGGTTGATTATCTTCTGGTCTTATACTAAACGGCATAGTATATATATAGTTCATTGGGATAACAGAATGAACGTTATCTGGGAATATTGTTCTATAATAAAATTCTGATAATTTTTCAAAACGATATTTTCCATCTAATAATAAAGATGCTTCTGTAAATAATGGTGATTCTTCTGGAGTTTTAGAATAAACAAAATAATTATTATTATCAATATTTGCCTTTTCAACCCCGAAAAATATAATTTCTTTACAAGGATGTGAAAATCTAAGATCGCAATTATAAGACGAAATATTAGCTGGTATTAATTCGTCGCCGTTATATTGAATTTGTTCAATAACATACTTGTGAGAATTTTCTTGAAATTGTTTTAATATAACATCATCTAAAAATATATATTCTGCATAAACATTTGAACTAATTATTGATGCGTATCCTGGTTCGTCTCCATCGTAATTTACACATTCTGAAAAATTTCGAAGTTTAAAATTAACCTTAATATCTTGTTGAAACATACTCAATAATGGTAAAGCAGAACTATATTGTTTAGTAAACCAAAAATCAAGAGGTATTACTAAATCGACTTCTTTTTTAGCATTTGTATAATTATTTACATATGTATCAGATTTTAACAACATAAAATTTTTACCTAATTTATCAGTATTTGTTAATTCATCCCAAGCATTCATAAATTGAGGATATAATCTATCTACTACAACTCCACCTATCTGTAATTCTATAGGTTCTGAAAAAATAGAATATCCTAATGTATCATTCCAACAAACATAATTTCCAGATATTTTATTTAATCGTGGTAATCGGATATGCAAATGTAATTTAGAAAGAAGATGTCCTCTTTTTGGTATTTCACAAGTAGTCTTTTGTCCAAATGTGGCTACGGTATTCATATTTAACTTTACTGTTTCTGTAGCAAAGTTAACATATCTATAATAGTTGTACTTGAAAATGTTTATTTGTGGATCTTTTGTCAAATACACATCTTGTATACCAATTGCTTGTAATTGAAGAATACTTGGTGACATCTATATTAATAATATCGATATAAAAAAAAAGTAAAATTAAAACTAAACTAAAAAAAAAGTAAAATTAAAACTAAACTATAAACATAAATTTATTTAAAAAAATAATATATATATATATAATTATGGCATCTAAATTATGTCTTAAGAGGTTAAATAAGGAAATATTAATGTACCAAAAGGAAAATTTCAAGTTTCCTAATCTAATATTACGACATCAAGAAGATGACATATTACTTTGGTATTTTATAGTATATGATTTAAAAGAAACTCCTTTTGAAAATGGTGTATATTTTGGAAAAATATTATTAGACGAACAATATCCGTTAAAACCACCAAATTTTATTTTCATAACACCAAATGGGCGTTTTGAAACGAATAAGAAAATTTGTACTACATTTTCAGCTTACCATCAAGAAACTTATACAAGCACTTGGAATATAATGTCAATGATGACAGGTATGATTTCATTTATGACAGATATTGCACCAGATACTGGTATAGGTTCTATAAACACATCTGATACAGAACGGATTAATTTAGCAAAGATGTCATTGAATTGGAATAAACACGACGAATGTTTTAATAAAATTTTCCTTGATATAGACAATTTAATTTTACTTTAATCTAATTTTTTACGTTTTGTAATCCTTAGACCTAAATTAGGTTTTGATAATTTATCCCTTAGTTCAGCGTTAATAGCATCTTGAAACAAGGTATTTTCCTGACAATCGTATTTTAAAAATGGATTTCCATTATTTATGGGGTTAAATGGGTTTACAGCATAACCTTCATTTCCGATATGTAATTTACCAATATTTTCAATAACTGGTTCTAATTCATTAGAAAACCAATCAGAGAAATTATTTGTAACAGTTGTAAAAAAATCACATTCATCCCCTTGAGGATTACATTTGTATAATTTTTTCAATGTATCTTTTTTATTTGTATCTTTATTTGTATCAGTTTGAACACAACCATCTACTTTTAGATTTGGATTTGTCATTGTTTCTATAGATTTAGTTTCCTTAACAATTAAAACTGGGATCATTGTTAATTCGTACATTACGTTTCTTTTAGTATCTTTTGAATTCCATACCCAACCATGTAAAATAACTTCTTCATCGCAAAATATATCACAACGATCATTTGTAATTATATATCTAAGATCTACTAAAGATTCTGTATATTTATTTTTATATTGTTCGCGTAATAATTCATAACATTTTACAAACCCGTACTCTTCTGTTAAATCATTTGTATAAATACAATGTGTATTTTCAATATTATCTTTGACATAAATTAATGATTGTATATTTTCCATTTTATATATTATACATAATATAAAATAAATTTTCAATTAAATCGTTTGTAAACTTTTCTGTTACTTGTAAGTTTTATTTAAGTTTTTTGTAAATTGAAGCAAATATTTAAAAAAAATTGAAAAACAAATATGGTATATAAATAAGGGAAATAATATACAAAATGTCTTTTTCTAAATATTTGCTTCAATTTACAAAAAACGCTGCTAATGAACAAACTCATTTATCATTTAGCAATGGTAAATACAATGTTCCTGATAATAAATACGAAGAATTTTACAAACGTTATTACAACATTATTTCTGATAATACAAATACGGAAAAGGATTCTCTTTATTTGATTGAAAAAGTATATAATTCAAAATTTGCATTTTTTATTGATTTGGATGTACCTAAAAAATCATTTTACAATTTATCAGACAATGATGTTTTGGACATTATTACTGCAACGCAAACTGCAATTTCCAAGATGTTTGTTGAAAATCAACTATTGTTAGAGTATATTGTATCAAAGAGAATCACTGCCAAAGGTAGTAATTATCATATTAATTTTTATAATTTGATTGTTAACAACACTGTTGCTAAACGTTTAATTACTACTATTTTGGAAAACAACACTGTATTGACTGATGATATTAAAAATTCAATTGATGTTTCTGTTTATAGAACAGGATTGCGCTTACTTGGTTCTAAAAAAATTGTAAAATCTAAGAACTCGGATAAGAACTCGGATAAGAACTCGGATAAGAACTCGGATAAGAACTCGGATAAGAACTCGGATACAGAAAAGGATACCGACGGTGTAGAAGCAGTGTATAAGATTTATGATTTAAATATTGGAAAATTTACAGAACTTGAAAATACAACATTTGAAAACTTTTCTAAAACAATTGTAAAAAGAAAAAGTACTATTGATGTTTCAGAATTGCAACAAAATAATATTACTAATACTACTAACTCAATTGAAAAACAAATTCCAGTACGAGGAATTAATAATGACAAAATTCAAACAGAATTAACTAAACTTTTAATAAGTATAAAAGAACAAAACGAATGCTTATCAAATTTTGACGTATCAATTAAAAGAATTTATCTAAAACCAAACAAAATGGGAATTTATTGTTATTATGTATCCATTAACAGTAAACATTGTCCTTTTAAAGATCGTGAACATTCTAGAGACGTTAGCCCGATTTATTTTGAAATTAGTATAAATGGAATCTATATAAAATGTCACGACGAAGAATGTAGAAGACGTGTATTTCCAGATTCTGGGTTTAGTCTACCAGATGATTTTGAAACTGTATATCCTGAAATTTACCTAAGTATGACAACAAAATATTGGCGTTCAGAAGTTGTATTGACAGATGAAATGAGATCTGCTTTAGAAACAAGTTTAACTGGTTCACATTATTCTATTGCAAAAGCAGTTTTCCAAATCTATAAGGGTAGATTTCGTGTAGATGATGTAAGAAATACAGAATGGTTTGAATTTGGAGGAGTTAGATGGAAAAAGAGTCATTTGATGAATATTTTAATATCTGAAGAATTACCAAAATATTATAGAAGTATCAAGATAAGTGATACATCTGTTCAAACTAAAAATTTGCAAGATTTTTTAGTAAATACAGACAAAGTTGATGCAAATATGCGTAATCAAATGGTTGATAACATTATTTCAAAATTAGAAAATGTGGGTTTTAAAAATAATATTTTAACACAGATCGTTTATCTTTTTAAAACATACGATAATGATTTTTATACAAATTTAGATTCTACTCCACATTTACTTGGATTTAAAAATGGTATTTATGATTTTAGAGAAAGTCGTTTTAGAAATGGTACCCAAAATGATTACATTACATTTTCAACAGGTTATGATTACATTGATTATGATGAAACTTGTCCACATACACAAGATATTTATACTTTTCTCGGACAAATTATTCCAAATACACGTGTATTAGAATATACATTAAAGGTACTTGGAAAAGCACTTATTGGAGCACCAGATGAAAGATTCTATATTTGGACAGGTTTATCAGGTGCTAATGGTAAATCTACATTGGTAAATTTTTTGGAAAATACATTAGGAGATTACATTACTGGCGTCGACGTTTCTTTGTTGACAAACAAAAGAGGTAGTTCAAGCAATGCATCACCTGATGTTGTTAGACTTCGAGGAAAGCGTATTTTTACTTTTCAAGAACCAGAACACGACGATAAACTTAGAACTGGTATTCTAAAACAATACACTGGAGGCGATACTATTATTGCAAGAGAATTATTCAAAGCTCCCGTTACATTTAAATTACAAGGAACTATGATTATGTGCTGTAATGATTTACCTACAGTCACGAGTTGTGACGGGGGAACTTGGCGAAGAATACGTGTGGTGGAATTTAAATCAAGATTTTGCGATAATCCAATCAAAGATAACGAATTCAAAATTGATCCTTCCATCAAATACAAAATTAAAATGTGGCGACCATATTTTATGAGTATTCTAATTCATTGGTATGAAAAATTTTTGAATGAAGGAATGAATGAACCAGATGAAGTGAAGAAAGCAACTGCAAAATACAAAGATGACAATGATAAATTCAACGAATTCTTTGATCAAATCCTCGAAGAAACATCAAATGACTTTGAATCAAATAAGAATATTTATAGTCATTTTTCTACTTGGTGGTCTAATAATTACCCAAGTTCAAGAGTCCCAGATATCAAAGACCTCAGACGTGCAATGAAAATCAAATATGGAAATGAAAAAGAATCTATTATCAATGGTTGTATGAATTATGGTTTTAATATTCGTATTAAACAAAGTTTTAACGACGATATAATTGAAGAAAACAATGAAGATTTGTAATTGACACCTCCATCTATGTAATTTCTAATAAAAATATTAAATATACGTTCAAAATCTTATTTAAAAATAAATATCTTATAATATTATTAACAAATGAATAAAATTATTACCCCCAAAGCAATTAATTTTAAAGAATTAGTAAAAAATTCAAATACGACTTTATCACTTAATGTCCAAACTAAAATGGTAGAAGTGATGAATGAAGAATTTACAGAATCAGAGCAACAATGGTATATAGCCAATCTATATGTTTATATGAATTACCACGCAACAAACGACTTTCCAATTAACTTGGAAAATGTATTTAAAATGATAGGTTTTGCAAATAAAGGTAATGCGATGAAGACGATTAAAAGTAATTTTATAGAAAATGAAGACTATAAAACTTTGCTTTTCCATACGGAAAAGCAAAAAAAAACAGATGAAAAAGCTGCTTTTCCCAATGGAAAAGCAGGTCAACATACTAGAAATCTAGGAGGAGCAGGATTAAACAAAGAAGAAATTATGTTAAATGTAGATACATTTAAGAATTTATGTATGATAGCAAAAACAGATAAAGGAAAAGCGATTAGAAAATATTATGTAAAATTAGAAAACATTTATAATAAAATTATTAAGGAAGAAATTGAAGAAAATAAAAAAGAAATTGAAAATCAAAAATCTTTGTTAGAAAAGGAGAAAGAAAACACTATCAAATTAATTGAAGAAAAAGAAAAAGAATTAATCAAAACACAAAAAGAACTTGTAAATTTAAAAAAATTAAAATCTAACAAATGGTATAATCAGAAACCTGGTGATACTATTTATGCAATCAAAGTTGATAATATTATAAAAATAGGAAAAACAAGAGATATTAAAGCTAGAGAAGCATATTATACACAAAATCAGACTGGTGATATTTTTTATATTAAAAAATGTCATAATTGCGATTTAAGTGAAAAGGTTATTCATCATATGTTAGATAAACACCGTGAAGAAAATAATAAAGAATGGTTTAATATATCTGACGAATTAGCTATTTATATTATAGATATAGCGTGTGATTTTTTAGATAATTTTATAAATTACAGTGAAAAGTTACCAATATCAAATCTAAAAGAATATTTGGATTTGTCTTATAAAGTTGTAAATCCATCTGATAAAAATGATTGTGAAAATAAAGAACCGTTAAATAACAGTCTATTAAATACAGTTGTTAATATTACGTGTAACGAAGATAAAATGAAAAGATTCATACAAGAATTTTGTGAAATAGACCAAAATAATTACGCTTTAAGTTACGAATTATTAGGAGCTTATAGAATATGGTCAAAAGGATTAAATGCAACAGATAGGTCACAATTTTCAAAATTTTTGAAAAAACATTATAAATCAAAACGAAAATATTATAAAGAACACAATGAATCAAGTTTATTAACATATATAGGTATAAAGCCAAAAGATTTAAATATAACAAGACAAGATAAAAATACTTTACCAAAATATGAAGAATTCGTTTTAACAGAATGTAAATATAATTACAATTATAGAATCGGTTATACAAATTTTATAGATGAATACAAAACATGGTATTTAAAAAAATATCCAGATTATATTTTTTCAAAACAAGAACATTTCAATATGGATGCATATTTAAATCGTAATTTCCTAAAAGAAAGAATAAATATGCCTGGTTATAGAAATGTTATCGGAATTTGGGGCGTTCAATTAAAATCTGAAAATTCAATTACATTAGGTATAAATCCTACACATAGAAAACAACTAGTCAAAATAGATTATAAAACTAGAACTATTATAGAAGAATATAAAAGCCTTGCAATAGCATCAGATATGTTAAAATTAGATCAAAGTACTATTATAAACTATATAAAAAATAAAAGATTGATAAATGATACCTTACCAAATGTTTCGGTTCGGCAAGATAGTTTTATTTTACAATACAAAAAAGATACCTTGCATATAAATTAAAAGTTGTATATATATTATTTTTTTATAATATATAGACATATATGAGTGAGATCAATATTGAAGATGTCAATTTTGAAGATACCAATTTTGAAGATACCAATTTTGAAGATATCAATTTAGAAAATGTTAAAGAAAAGGATACTTTTATTTGGGAACCATTACAACCAGAATGGCAATCTAAATTACTTTGCAACACATTTGTTATAAAAAATTGTTTAGGAGATGGTAATTGCCAATTTAGGTCTATAGAAACAGCTTTGTCAAATGCTGGATGCAAAACAGACCACGAACGATTACGAAAATCACTTGTAAAATATATTAATAGTTTAGATAATAAAGATTTTTTTGATATTATTCAACTTTATAGAATTGAAAAACAAAATGGCGAATTTGTTGGAGACTGGGATCCGTTTAGTATTAAAAATAAAAGACAATTTAACAATGAATTAAAAAAACCTGGTTTTAATTTTCAAGGAGATCATATAACATTATCTCTTGTTTCAAA